TTTCGGGTGCGGCTGCTCTCCTGATGTACCGAACCCCTCGGCGATTTTAGTCTCCCCGACCGAGTTTAACCAAGCCTCGCGCCAGGGTTCTGTTATGTTATCATCCTGGAGTAGTTCTATCTCTATGTCGGCAAACGTCTCTGGCGGCTCTTGGAAAAGCCTGACGCGCACTATATCCTCGCGATCCCCTGTAAAGGGCTTCCCTCGTACAAACCCTTCGTTCATGAAAGGAGCTTCATCGACTTCTTCAAGTCTCTGGGATCTGTTGGAAACAGTGAGGCCGTTTGGATCAGCCGCATCAACACCCCACCCCCGATAGTCGACGTATGGAGGCACGTTAGGAGGAAACGCCTCGCCCTCTGCGACAGCCTCAAGGCCACTACCGTATTCCCGCGACCACTCAATCTCGTGGCTTATATCATAACCACCAGTGTCAGGAGCAGCGGCAAATGAGGTGCGAAGCCTGAAAGGTATGTCGCCCTGGGTTTCTAAGTAGTCCAGTAGCTCCTGGGGCTTGAAGAAGTCTCGGCCAAGATCTATCTGGTTTTGCGCCCACTCATCAACCCCAAAATACACAAGCTCGTCCCTTATTGCTTTCTTGGCATACTTCGATAACGGCTTCCCTTCCTCATCAGTGCCGCGATCAACTACCGGGCTTTTAGGGAGCCAGTCGGCAATCCCCTGTAGGGGGTAGCTCTCGTCGGTTTGCAGGGTTCTCGCTTGCTCTACAGCCCTCGAGTAGTAGAACGTAGCTACAGGATTAGGGGCTTCTGTTCTTTGGGTTACGCCCTCAAAAGAAGTCCACTCCGGCATTCCAGTCCACTGAGAGATTGGATACTTACCCTGGTGGGTTAACAGTGACGGTGCTTTTTGCGCGACTACGTTTCCCTTCCTGGTTGTCCGAAAGGACGGCATCCTCCCTCTACCCAACCACGGAGATGCAAGCTGCCCAACAGACAAAGCCGTTCTAATCTTACTCTGCTCTACTCCAGTGGCCTCGGACAATAGATCGGCACCCTTGTTTAGGGTATCCCCGATAAGGATATTAGCCGGGTTAAGAGAGGCTGCTAAAGGGTAACCCCATCCGGGGCCGGTACCCATCATCTGAGCGGATTGCAGCATTCCCTGCTTCACATTCGACAGATAAGCCTCGGGGTAGCCTTTGGCGTAATCTACAGCTTCCCCATACCTCCTCTTTAACCAATCACGCCAGTCGTCCCAGTCCTCGTTACCTGTAAGAACGCCTGCAATCTGTGGAAGTAAGTTAACCACTAAACTATACCGTACTCACCGTACTTGATCTCTTCGGTCCATTGCGGGTCTTTACCAGACATACCAAAGCGTAACGACATTACTGCGTATCTTGTGGCTGACATTAGATCATCCCTGAGAGGAACGATCTTGGCATCCTTCCTGTGGTACATTCTGAACTCCTCAAACCAATCTGTAAGGTTTGAAAAGACGAAGAATTTGTTGTTTGACATCCTTTGGTATATCTCCATGATCCCAACCTCTACAGAATTGCCTCCCTTGGTCTCTCCTACAGCGGGAGGGTTCTCAAAATGAAAGGGAAGGAAATTACATCCCAATGCCCTGTATTGTTCCGCCAACCCGGGGTTTCCCATTGAATCCCTTCGGTTTCCATCATGCGGCCACGCTATCGGAATAAACCCCGGCCTACTCCTGATCGCAGCAGCGTGAGTTGATGGGGGTGCTTTGGATTGGCGATAACAATCGTAAATATATGTGGCCTCTTCTTCCGGGTCATACGCGCACCAGATTACAGCAGTCGGGTGGTCGTAGCCGAAATCGATACCTGCCACTCTAGGCCAGTGATCTGGTATGGGAAAAGGCTCTGTGGCTAGTTGTTCCTCGTTGATTGGGAACACTAGCCCAGAACCAATCGCAGGTCGCCCATAGCGACGCATCTCTCTCTCATGGGGACTATAGCTTGAGAGGATTTGCTCCATGACAACCTCGTTAAGGTGTCCTTGAGCCCCACTCAGGCTTCTTACCTTTTCACTGGCATCGTCCCATGTTGCGTTGTTTAAGCTCTGTCCGTCCTTTAGGTTGTTCAAGAAAGACGCGACAGTCTCGGTCATACCGGATTCTGGTGTAAAGGTCATGTAGACCATGCCCTTCCGGTCTAGCGTACGAGTCACAGCTTGAGAATACAGCTCCCTGCTTGGCTCCTCATCCAGCCAGATGCAGTCGACAGAGCGACCCTGCCATTTCTCGGTGCCCATCTCGTAGGCTTTAAAAAAGAGAGAGGAGTTCCCGCCACTAACGTGCCGAATTAAAGCGACTGATTTGGCGTTAGGTACTCCGGGTTTCCTCTCAGAACTTACAATATACTTCTTGGGAATGGCCCCTGACCCCCATGCTTCCGGGTCATCAGGCGAGCCAAGAAGCTCGAATTGCACAATGTCTCTGGTGGTTTCGTTTGATATGCCACCGGCCCAAGCTACTATAGGCTGACGGTAGCGTCTTCCCTCCCACCATTCGGGGTATAGGCCGGTACAGTGCATCGCTAACTCACGACTCCCGGCCAGAGATTTTCCAATCCTGTTAGCCGCCATTAAGAGGCGTTGACTGGCAAACGACCCAGTATTATGGAATTTTATTTGATACGGGTAAGGGTCGTAGCGTTCAAGTTGGTTATACCTTTCTCGCTGACGAAGCTCTCTTTCTAGCTCCAGTTCCCTTTTTATAACCGCTTGCATAGATAGCTCTCGCTTGTCGTTGTGCGCCTGCTTTGGTTGAGTAGGTCTTTCCAGACTTGCCCCACTTGTAGCCTCCCCTTGTCTTTTTAACAGGCACTAGTTTAATACCTCCGGGGTTTTAGTAACCTCACCCCTCAAGGAGGCAAGCTCTTTTCGTATCTCATCCTCTGACATGGACTCCACACGACTGATGGTCTCGACCTTTTCTGTCGGCTTCAAGCCACCCCTGTCCAGGAGGTCTCTAATGGCCCCAAGGCGCACTGACTCGCTCTCAGCGCCCGATATGAGGCCTTTCAACTGTTCTATAGCTACAGGGATATGGTCGACTATAAGCTCACGAGCACGCTCCTCGATCTCCTTGGTGAATTGCTTCTTCAAGGAATAGCCCTTCTGTCGCGCTGTAGTGGCCGAGTAGCCAGCTATCTCCGCAGCCTTGGTCGCGTTGCCTGTAATGCAGAAGGCGTCTACAAACGCCTCTTGTTTGGATGTGATCATAGCCCAAGTTCCTTAAGGTATGTATCTAAGTAATCCTCAATAGACTGCCCCCTAGACCTCATTAGCTTGAGAAGATCGTCGGTGCTCCCCTTTTTGTTGGGTCCAAGATACCACTTGGCAATCACCCGTCGAGAATCCCCACCACTATCTCTCAGATATTTCGAAAGAATTTTTTTGGCGATAGATCGGTACATTTCAATTTCATGAGGCCCGGTCAACCACTGAGCCTTTTCGTCAGACGGTATGCCAATATACCGGATAGCATAATCCCGCTCTTCCTGGTCTAGTCCATAGTCTTTAGACAGCATCGCTGTCTCCATAGTACCGTCGGTAATCTGCGCCTCACCCCAAGCGGTGACCTTGCCACCCTGTGGTGGCTTCGCCCTAGTCTTTATCCAAGGATTCTTTCGAGTCCTGGGGCTATGCTCAGACTTGAATACAGCGTTATAGATATCGTCAACATCCCTATAATTGGGGGAAGTCATTGATACATCAACGTTTGTTGCGGTCTGCATAGGAGGAAGAAGTCCTAACTGTTGCTTACTCCGCAGCCTTACAGGGTAGAACTCAAACTCCCCACCCCTTGGACCCATAATCTCTTCCATAAGCTGTTCTACCGGATCAAGACCCAAAGCCTCGAAGTTGGGGGGGCTATCACTGCCTAAAGCAGGTGAATAGGTCGACCCAGGAGTCTTCTGATCCACCATAGCGTTTGCAATAAGAGGAATAACCTCCTCTTCTTCAGGCCAAACTGATAGGGGCCATCGAGCCCTTCTATCCTCAAACCTAGTCCGCTGTCGTGCGCTTGGGTGATATGTTACGTAGTCTTGTGCCAAAAATTACCTTCCAGTTTGCGTGGACGATATCGTGTCCGTTTAAAAGTTTCAAAGGGGGTCGGGGGGGTCTCCCAGGGGCAAATAGAATTTTATGCCATGAACCAGGAGGGGGCCGACTTAACATAATATACGTTCTGCGAACAATACCAGGAGTGGGGGAATTATTTGCTACTGAACTGGTTTGGTTTGGTTTGAACTGCGTGCGTTAGCACGTGAACTCTATTCATTCACCCTAGTCAAGCCCAGTCAACGAGATCTTCACGAAGGGCCAATGTCCATCCTTGTCCCACTGCTTAACCCTGCGATGGAAAGCCTTGTCCTCGTAACGCCTACTCCATAAGGGAGTGTACCCACTTAGGATACAGTTACTGGCTAGGGATAGTGATACACCGTCCCCCATGTATCCATCAATGGAGTGTAGTCTCTCAGACATATAGAGGTTGTATGCTTTGTCATACAATATAGGTCTCTTCCCCCGGGCTTTGTAATAAACATAGGGCAACCCATAGGGTAAGTTGCGTACGGCCCACGTAGCCCAACACAGGGCGTCACGTAGCCCTGTCATTGCAAGCCTCACGGATAGCCTCCCATTCCCATTCATACTTGTGCCTATTGTACTTCTTGACGGTAGTATGTCGTTTAGGCTTATAAGGAGAGTGCTTCTCCACTAGGTTCCGTTGTCTTGTCACCGCTCGCCTTTCCTTCTGTTTCTGCCTGTCGTCCACGTTTGATCCTTAAGTGCTCGGGTCTACAGCATAGACGGTTACCACAGGTATGGATAAGGTTGCCAGTGAAATCCCCATAGATAATCTTATACATCAGCCTGTGAACAAGTCTAGGTTTGTAGTTGACCCATATCCTGGGTGTTCTCCCCCGGAAGCTTACACCATGCCACACGAGGCAATCACCCACAACGGTACTGCGCTTGAGTATCCTGCTAAACACGCTATCAATACCCGATGCCGGGGTAAATACCCTGTAACCGTGATTACCAAAGACCTGCTCCGCTAGGTTGACGTCTGAATGTAAACTTCTGTTGGCCTCGTCACCCCATTGGAAGTCATACCATTGTTGGTATTGTGACGATTCCCGGTCAAGTTGCGGGGTAAACTCCCTATTACTTGTCTGCGGTCTGTTCATCCTCGACTGGTAGCAGCTCGGCCTTAACGAAATTGCCGTCATCATCGTAGACGTGCTTGCATTGTAGCCTGCGTTTGATCGTCTGTTCGGTGGTGATGTAGCTACCATCCTCGGGGATAGAATGCCCACGCATATTGCTGAACATAAGGTCAGCCATCACCATCGGACGCATCCCAAGCTCACTCAAACCACGCGAGAACATCCGGTCTATCGCCCGGACTTGGTCATTAAATAACGTTAACTCTCTCATATAACACCTCCTTTAAACACCATTAAGTACACCTGTGAGAAAACACTCCCCCTACTACTGACTAAAAACCATCACAAAGTTACCTTACTGTCCATATCTCTGTCTCGAACTCTTGGAATATAGGCAGCACCTCACGCTTATACATGGTCTTCAACGCCCTCAAACGACTCCAGGACACGTCAACAACGAAGGCTTGCACCTCCTTTGAGAGTTGTTTCTCCAGGACAGACTCGAGCATAGCGAGACGCACCAGACCCTGGACGTCAACCGGACGTATGTTCTTACCCTTAACTGAGTTAAGTGTTTGTTTTGTATATCTTTTACTCATAACCTTGTCAACAACATAGCCCTCGAGCCTCTGCCTGTACGTCCATTGGAGGCAATACTTGATCCGAGCGTAGTAACTGGCAGGGCGTGACAACTGGGACGTCACTATAGCTACGTTCTCCCACGGAGCCTGCCCTATCCCTGTGACCATCTTGCCAAGGGAACTCCCTACCGTGAATGATGATAGTAGCTCTGGCTTCAGAATATACTCCGTTGAGGTGCCTCATAATTAGCCCTTGATCTGGCTATTTCAGCATACTCCGGGTCAAGCTCGCACCCTACAAAGCTGAATCCCTCCATCTTTGCCGCCTTGCCAGTGCTACCGGACCCTGTGAATGGGTCAAGGACAGTGCCACCGGGTGGTGTAACCAACCTGCAGAGGTACCTCATAAGCTCATTAGGCTTGACCGTTGGGTGTATGTTCTTGGCTGTCTGCTTGCGCCCCTCCGAGGTCATACCCATATATGACTCGCCATCTACTCCAGGCAGTTGCTTGTCAGGGAGGTGCTCAAGCCCCTCATTACGGTCATTCTTGTTAGCCTTGGGGCAATAGAAGTACTCTGCCCACTCCTCATGCAGGCCGTCGTGCATGACGTTCGCTGGGAACTTGCCATCTGCTGTCCTGCAGTCGTCGATATTGATAGCCCCGGTACCGTGAGCCAGGACGTTCATGGCTACGGTGCCATCAAAGGGCTTCCGGGCCAGGACTATAGGCTCATGCCCAGGCTTTAGACACGTGCCCCACCCATCCCACTGCTTGGCCTCATCCGACGAAGGAGCCGTCACCTCATAGGTCTCACTCCATCCTCCCTCGTAGAACTCCGCGACCTTACTGGGGTTATTGAAGTTATATATGCCACTCCCGCTATTGGCGCGCTGTCCCTTAACTCCTACAACCTCCCGCTCGGCTCCCTTCATCTTGTCAATAGCCAAGCTCACGTTGTGGGACTTGGGGAAGCCAGACCCATACAGCCACATCAGCTGGTCCCTTATCTCAAAGCCTGCGTCCTCAATAGGGATAACACCCCTGTGGTAGGTCCGACTGCCAAAGAACGCAAGCAGGTGCCCTCCTGGCTTGAGGACTCTGAAGCATTGCTTCCAGACCTCAACATCTGGGACGTCATAGTCCCACTCCCTGCCCATGAAGGACAGACCATAGGGAGGGTCGGTCACGATGGAGTCGATTGTATTAGGGCCGAGGTTGTACAGCTCTTGTCTACAGTCACCTACGTAGATATGGACGGTCATTGCCTTCTCCAGTCTGGTAGAATTTCCTGAGAGATCGCTCAGAAGCAAGCTCCTTCTCCCTCGCAATAAAGTCATCGAGACTCAACAACACGAAGTCGTTGGTTGTCCCATGCTCCCCAAATACCACTAGTGGTGTCTTATTCTCTGGTGAATTAGCCCTGCACTGCGCCCAGGCATCCCTGATCCAGTCAGGGAGTCGCTTCCTATGCTTGCACTCAATGCCAAAGGGTAAAGTCGTAACAATGTCATTGTTAGTCGCCTGATCGGCCACCGGACAGCGTCTGGCCTCCGGGTCCAACTCCTTGAACCGCTCCGCTATACG